GGGTAGGCGGCGGCCCACTCCTGGCGATCGGCGTCCGTGATGCCCTGCCACCCTGCGTCAGCAGTCCACGAGACGGCAGGCTTCGCCCGCGAGCGGGACGGCTTTGCCGGATCGCTCGTGGGAACCGGCGCAGCCGGTAGTATTTCTTCTCTCTTCTCTTCTCCTCTCCTCTCCTCTGGTGACGCCGCACCGTCACACCCCTGTGACGCACCACCGTCACGCGGGCGTCTCCGGTAGGAATCCTGGCGTCTGGCGTGCAGGGCGCGAGCCTTGGCAGCGTTGGAAAAACGCTTATCCCAGCCGGCAATCGTGAGGGTGCCGCTCAAAAACGACACCCAGCCAGCCCGCTCAACAGCGAGCCAGAACGCTTCGTCACCGCCGGCCACGGCAGCCACACGCCGGGGCGTGGCCCGGATCGTGCCGTCTGCCGTGTTCAACACGGCCCATGACCACAACTGGATGAGACGCCAGCAGACCACCTCAACAGGCAGCCCGGTTTCGTCCACCAGCTCGAGCACCTCGGGCTTCGTGCCAAGGTTGCAGTCAAGGGGAATCCATTCACCGGCCATTTTCCCAAATCTCCTCAATGCTTCTCAGAGCTTCGCCGGGAACTTGAAAACAAGGCGGGCGTTTTGGGTCAGGTCGCCCCTCCCACTGGGGCCGCTTTGCGTCCCGGCCGTAAATCCATCCGTGAATTTTGTGCCTACGAAATGGAGTGCCGGTTACATGCACGTACTTCCATTCATCGCGGGCATCAGGTCTAACGATCAAAAGGGAATCGTGTGACGGCCTTGTTTTGATGTCGATGTTCGGCGCGAAATCGGGCCTAGCAAACACGTCAACAGAGCAATCCCAGTGCCTGTCGGTTGCTTTCGCGAACGCTTGCTCGGCGCACGCGCCGTTCATTTGAACCTTCCAGCTGTCGTTTACATCGGCGTCGAATCCATACGTGTCTTTCGATCCCCTCGCAAGGCTCTTTATCTGCCGCATCAGCCCAACAAAGCAAGCAACCAGCGTCTCGTGATTCGAGAGCCTTACTTGAATCTCTACCGCTGTTTGTGTTTGTTCCATCACATTCGGAGTCATACGAGAACTCCTTGCCCTTGCTGACGTTCGGAAACTGTCGTCCCCAGGAGCCGCGTCTCGCCGAGCCAGACTTGGCTTTGCCGCGCGTCGATGCCGACGCCGTTGCGGCCGTGCTTGACGGCCATAGACACGGTCGTTCCAGATCCGCTGAACGGATCAAGCACCGTGCCGCCTGGCGGGCAAAAGCTGCAAATGAAAAACTCCGCAAGCCACTCAGGGAACGGCGCTTCGTTTCTGGTCGCGTCCCGCCAGCCCATACCGCCGCTGCCGACGAGGCCGCTGATGATGTTGCCTGGATTGCAGACCTCGGGATCGACGTAGATCGCAGACTTTCTGCTTCCGTCCTTGTGACGGTTGGTCGCCACTCGAGGAACGTTCTGCTTCGGCGGCTGGCCCATTGCGGTGTTGTCTGCCCACGGAAGCCTTCCGTTCTTGGTGCCGCAGATGATCGGCTCCCAATCGTTCCGCAGCCATTCGGGGCCGCCGGTGCCGGGGATGCCGTTGCGCTGGTACACGACCACCTTCCGCATCTTCACGCCGCGACGGTGCAGGTCGGCGTGCAGCAGGAACGGCGTTGACGTGTAGGCGAAATCGTCCGTGTATCCCTCGACCACCCATGCGACGAGCCCTTTGCAGACCCGCAGGCACTCCATGTAGCAGTCGGTCGCCCACGCCACCCACTGCTCGCCAGCCAGGTTGAAGTCGAGTTCTCCGTAGGACCGCTGGGCCTCGTAGGGCGGCGAGCAGAAAACCAGATCAAAGTGGTTGTCTGGGTACGGCAGTTTCCGGCAGTCGCCGACCTTGAACTCCCAGGAAACTTCGCCCTTCGTCCCGCTGGCTTCCGTGGCGGCCGGCGCGGCTGCGATGCTGCGGCGCTGCTTCTCCTCCCTAAGTTGCTTGACGGTCGCGCCGGTCTCTGCGGCCCACGCCAAGAGCTCTGCGGCCTGGTCGTGGTTGGCGACCGCAAAATGATGCGTCCACGTCAAATGTTGTGATCGATCACAACTTTCAAATGCGGACGAAACACGAACTGCCTGCGCGGCGTGGTCGTAAGAAATCCCAAACCGATCGCAAGCCTCGGAAAGTTTGCCGCGCTCGACGTAGCCCTCTCGGTCGCCAGCGTTGAGCCAGTCGCCTATCAGCCACATCAGCCCCTTCTGATAGCGGGCGATTTCATGGCCTGCGGCCTCCCACAGCTCTGGCGTCCAGCCGTCGTGAACCACCAATCCGGTCGGCGTCAGTTCGTATTCGCTGCCCATGCTTTCCTCCGTGAAGCCCGCGCTGCCCGATCTGACCGGGCGTTCATGCCGTCCATGGCGCGGTTTTTGGCCTACTTCTCGTCCACGCCGTACTTGTGCGGGTCAACAGCTGCGGCCGGCCTGGTCGTCATCGACGACTTGTCGTTGAGCCACATCTCGACGCAACGCAGGCCGTGCCCGACGTAGTGGTTGAACACCGGGCCTTTTCCGCGAGCAGCCTTGACGTACTCGCTCATCAGTTCCGAGAACCACTGCACGCTGTCGCGGCGTCGCCCGTCCTTGATTCCCTCGTCCTTAATGAATCGCTGAAAGAAATCGTTGACAGCGTCGCCGTGCTTGCGATGAGCCATCAGGTAAACGCACGTCGCGGGCGAGCACATCCGCTTCGTGGCACCTACAAACGTGTCTAGCGAACGGATTTGCTTCTGAAAAAACCGCACTCGCTCGTAGTGAGTGACCTTGATGATGTCTCCGCAGACGTAGCTGTACGCGGCAGTCAGCGCTGCGGCGAACCGAGATCGGCGAACAAATTCGCTTTTCGGCGAAATCTTCACCTCACGCATGCCGCCGAACACCAAGTCGGCTGCAGTCTCAACCGCAGCTTTGCCGTCGAAGTGCATGTAGATTCGCTTGACCTCGGCCAAGTCGGCTACTACGTAGACACGAACGTCTAGCGGGAAAGCCGGCGCGAGCTTGGGGTCGGCCTGCCATTTGTACGCTCGAGTATGGCCATCAAGCTTGTACCGCTTTCCATCGGGTAGCTCAGCAATGCTGACAATGGTGTGCGTCGGCTCAAGTGTGTCGAGATGCTTGGCCTTAGAGGCACGGCCGACAGTGTCGCGCTGCCTCGGGTTGTCTGCGACCGCAGACCATTCGGCAGCCGTCATCGTGGCCATGTACGTCTCACAAATCGTTTCAGCACTCATGCCAATCCCTTTCGTAGAAAAGAAAACCAACCGTCCGTGTGTATTTGCCCGGTTACGCCGGGCGCGACCGCTTCACCCGTGGAGTTACTCGGGCAGCGGCTGCGGTGGATTTGCCCGTCGCCCGCTTCGGGGCCGCTCCCGTAGACCGGGTTTGCCCCTGCGGCTGGGGCTTTCGCTTCATGCTCTGCCATGTGTCGTGCCAGGCCATCGGTCACTCCCACTTACTGCGACGCAGATACTGCGGTTCTGGCTGCGGCGGGTTGGCGATTTCGGGTGGCACATGCGTCTCCAGGAACGCGATGCGTTGCTCGAGCCGCTCGCACTGACGCTTGAGCAGGATGCTCTGGCGCAAGGCATCGCCGCACTTCACCGCCAACTCTTCCGGCACGCGGTAGTAGTCCCGCAGCTGCATCTCTAGGGCGTGTGCTTCCAGGCTCATGCCTGCACCTCGTGCTCGGCAGCCTCGTGCGTGAACTCCTGGCCTCGGTCCTCGGGCTCGGCTGACAGAATGTCGAGCTTGCCGTTGATCAAGTTGAAGAGCTCGTCGGCCTGGGCTGGCGTGTAGAAGCCGGCCCGCAGTCGCGTCTCGACGATGCCCTGCATCCGCTCTAGTTGCCCGGCCGTCGCCGTCTGCACGTGGTGCCTCGCCTTCCGCATGTCCTCAGCGGTGGCCTTGTCGCTTGGCGTGGCAACGACCGGCTCCGGCGACGGGAACTTCGGCCGCACCACCACCGGCTCGCTGACGGGCTCATGCGGCACGACGGCCGTGGGGTAGTCCTGGGCTTCCTCGGCGGTCACCAGGCCTTTGAGCACGTCAGGGAAGGCGTCACGCAGGGCGAAGCCCCGGGCCCGCAGCTGCAGCATCCGTCGTGGGTACTGCGTCCAGGGGCCGCTCTTGCCCCACAGGCCGGCTTTCTTGGCGTCGGCCACCGTGAACCGTGCGACCGTGGGCGTCTCGTAGCCACGCCGCTTGGCGGTGCACGTAGCCACCATCGACTCGCCGTCGCCCTCAATGGACTCCCGGACGTACTCGCAGACCGGGCTGGCCATGGCGACAGCCAAGGCGGCGTCGCCCCAGATCGCCGGCCGCCCGTTGATGCAGGCGATGTTCTGCAGCGACTGCATGGGCGAGAGCCCGATCTCGCTGCCGTGCTGGATCGCAAGCAGGCAGGACTCGGGCTTGCCCTTGAAGTCTTTCGGGGCGAAGTCGCTCTTGGCCACCATCGTGGCGAACCGGAAGGCATCGTCGAACGAGGCGAGGGCCAGCCCCCTCGCGGGCGTCGTGTTTGTGGAAATCTCCGTGCTCATGGTCGCGTCCTTTCTGCGTGTGAAAATCCCGCCTGGCGTCCTGCTCAGCGGGTGGTAGTCCCTTCCCTGGATCTGCGGCTCCCTGCCGCTTCCTTCCGCAAGCCGGCTCCACCGGCAGGCGGTCCTGTTCAGTTCGTCGGCGTCACCTCGTCCACCGTGTAGCCCAGGTGCTCGCCGTTCACGTCCACCGTCACGAGGTCGCCCCGCGTCTCGGTGACGAGAGCCCGGACGATGTCGCCGTAGAACGGACGCTCCACCAGCACCGTGTCGCCCGGCGAGGGGCGGTAGTCAGATCGGTAGATCGAAGCCATGCCACGGACTGCGGCGGCGTATTCGCGGGAATGGGGGTCCATGAGTCGATTCCTTTCGTGATGGGTTGCGGGAATGTACGCATGGCCACCGTCTTGGCAAGGGGCCATGCCAACAAAA